CCGGAGCCTCCGACGGACGACTGGCAGCCCACCACCTGCCCCGTCTGTGGCGCTGAGTGCTGGCAGACAGACACGGCCCGCCGGATCCTCGCACTGGAACCCGACGTCCGAACCGCCTGCACAGCCTGCGCGCTGAAGGGGCTCGGAAAATAATACTGGAGGTAATACATGAACAACGAAAGAAACAACACGACGGCCGGCGGGATCGGCTTCTGCGGCCTTCTCGCCGTCGCCTTCATCGTCCTGAAGCTCACCGGCGTCATCAACTGGAGCTGGCTGTGGGTACTGGCCCCGATCTGGATCCCGACCGCCATCTCCCTCGCCATCATCGTGATCGTGCTGATCGTCGTGCTGGCGAAGGAGACACTCAGAGCGATGGAGAGGAGGAGACGCTGATGGAGAAAGAAGAACGCACAGCCCTCCTGACCAGAGCGATCCGCACCTATGGAGAGCCAGCACAAATAGACATGGCGATCGAGGAGATGGCTGAGCTGACCAAAGCCCTCTGCAAAATCAAGCGGGCACAGGCTGGCTGCGAAGTGGCCGCAGCGATCGGCAATGTGGTCGAGGAAATGGCAGACGTCCAGATCATGCTCGACCAGCTCCGCATCATCTTCCACCGCTCTATCGAGGAGGTTGAGGAGGCGAAACTGGAACGACTGAAAAACCGTCTTGACGGCCGAAACAACTGGCAGGACTCCAATCTTCACAAGTGGATCGAGAAGCAATTCTCAGTAGGAGGTGACGGCCATGAATAAACCACAGCCGCAGACCGGCCCCGAGATCGAGGAGTACAGCACCACGGCCACGCCGAAGGCATACGCCGGCAGCGTCCCCGTGTTCTGCGCACACGACGCCATCGTCCCGCTGAAGGATCTGCGGCCTAACCCCAAGAACCCCAACCAGCACCCGCCGGAGCAGATCAAGCTCCTCGCCTCTATCATCCGGGCAACCGGCTGGCGTGCCCCGATCACCGTCAGCAAGCGCAGCGGGCTCGTCACAAAGGGCCACGGCCGTCTCATGGCCGCGCAGCTCGACGACCTGACCGACGCCCCGGTCGACTATCAGGACTACGCCAGCGAGGCCGAGGAGCTGGCCGATCTGACGGCTGACAACCGCATCGCGGAGCTCGCCACCACTGACAACAAGATGCTCACCGAGGTTTTCGCCGACATCGACACCGGCGAGATCCCATTCATGCTCAGCGGCTACACAGAGGAAGAATACGGCAATCTTGTCACGGCTCTGTCCGAAGCTCTGCATGATGACGAGTCGGAAAAGGAGGACGGCGACACCGAGCCCGAGGCGCCGCCAGAGGAACCATTCACCGAACCCGGCGACCTCTGGCTGCTGGGAGACCACCGGCTTTACTGCGGTGACAGCCTGAAGATGGGCGACGTTCAGAAGGCAACCGACGGGCAGCGCGCCGACCTTATTTTCACCGACCCGCCATACGGCATGGGAAAAGAGAGCGACGGCGTCCAGAATGACAACCAGAACCAGAACGATCTCCTCGAGTTCAACAAGAAGTGGATTGCGCTCAGTTTCTCGATCCTGAAGGAAAACGGGAGCTGGTACTGCTGGGGCATCGACGAGCCGCTCATGGATATTTACGCCTTCATCCTTCGGCCGATGATCGCCGCGAACCAGATCACGTTCAGAAACTACATCACATGGGCGAAGCACTCAGCCTTCGGAGTCAACAGCGAGCTCATGCGGAGCTACCCGAGGGAAACCGAGAAATGCCTCTTTGTTATGTGCGGCGTCGAAGGCTTCAACAATAACAAAGACCATTTCAACGACGCATACGAGGCGATCCTCGATTATATGGTCGGAGAGGCTCAGAAGGTCGGACTCAAGGCCAAGCAGCTCACGGAGATCACCGGCGTTCAAATGTGGGGGCACTGGTTTAGCAAATCGCAGTTCACGCCGATCCCGGAGTGGCACTACAAAAAGCTCCAGCAGGCATTTAAGGGCCGAGCCTTCAGCCTTCCACACGATCAAGTGATGAAACTGCGCAACAAGCCGTCCGAGGCATACCAGAGCATGAAAGCAGAAGCGATGGAGCTGCGCGCCTTCTTCGACAACACACACAACGACAGCGACGAGCATGACATAATGACCGATGTGTGGCGTTTCCCGATCACAAACACAGCAGAAAGAGACGACGCAGGCGGGCACGCAACGCCGAAGCCGATCGCACTGTGCGAGCGGGCCATTCTGAGCAGCAGCCGGCCGGGCGAGCTCGTGGTCGACTTCTTCGGAGGCTCAGGCTCGACGCTCATAGCCTGCGAGAACACCGGGCGAACCTGCGCCATGATCGAGCTCGAACCCAAATGGTGCGACGTGATCGTGCGGCGCTACATCAAAACAACTGGAGACAATAATGTGCGCTGCGTCCGTCAAGGCCGAGAGCTACCGCGCGAGGAGATCGCCGCGATCTTCGAGCCTGACGAGGAAGGAGGTGAGCAGGAGTGACGCCCTGACATAATGAGCGAGAAGCCGATCACACAACGGATCAAGGACAGGCTCGCGGCCTACACCGCCATGCTGAGGGACATCGACAACCAGCTCGAACGCCTCGACCGCATGGAGATGACGATGGCCTCACCGCCCGGCCCTGATCTGACAGGTATGCCACGCGGATCCGGCACACCATCCGACCGCACCGGCATGATGGTGGAGCGGAAAATGGAGCTCGAGGAACAGATCGACCGGCTCAAGGCTGAGGAGAAGCAGGAGCGCAACGCCATCGAGGGCCTGATCCTCCAGCTCTCCGACCCCGACGAGCGCGCCGTCATCCGGCTGCGCTACTTCGACCGGGCCGACTGGGAGAGCACCTGCGGCGTCCTGTTCGGTGATCGGCGGGACTACGTCGACAGAGTGGACGCCTACCAGAACAGGACATACAAGATCCACGGCCGCGCCCTGCTCAACCTCGCCGCCGTGCTGGACGAGCTGGAGCCCCTGCCTGAGCCGCGGCAGTAAAACGCAGTAAAAGGAACAAAAGGGAAGTAAAAGGAATTGAAAAGCAGTAGCGACCCGTGCTATTCTATATCCTGCAAAAGACCGCCGGACACACGGGCAACGCCGTGACAATTCCGAGCGGCTGACCAGAGGAAAACCGAATAACAACCGACGGCAAGAGGCCGACGGGCGAACCAACGCCCGCCGGTCTCTTTTTGCATATTCAGGAGGTGACAACAACGGCAAAGGCAACCATCACCATGCAGGTCGAAAACTTCCAAAAGCTAATGGACACCGTCGCGCAGATCGACGAGCAGGGCCGCAAGGCCGTGAAGGCCACCGTCCGAGACGTCAAGGCCAGAGCGCCGAGCTGGATCGCTCAGGAAGTCACATCGGTCTACAACATCAAGAAGAGCGAGATCACCCCGTCCGGCAAGAACAGCAGCAAGCCGAAGGAGATGGCGGGCAGCGTCAGCGTCTCAGGTGAGACCATCGAGGAGCTGACCATCACCTATTCCGGCAGGCTGCTCACTCCCGTGCACTTCGGCATGACGCCCAAGACCGCACCGCCGGGCAAGAGCTACACGCTGCGGATGCAGGTGGTCAAGGGGCAGAAGAAGGTCATCGGCCGCTACCTGAACACCCGCACCCCGGGCGGCCCGTACTCCGAGCGATCGCACAATATCCTCATGGGGACGGGCAACACCAAGGCCGGCGGCGTAAGCGCCATTCCATTCCAGCGAATGAGCAGGACGCGCACCGACATCAAGAAGTTCACCACCATCTCGGTGCCCTCCATGATAACCAGCGAGCGCACCAATGAGAAGATAATGACCCGACTCCAAGAGGAGACAGCCAAGCGCCTCCAGCACAACCTCGACCGAGCCCTCGGGAAATAGCCCACAGCGGCCCACAGGGCGCAACACCACGGCGCCCGACACCGAGCCCGGCCAACACCGCCAGACGCGCACAGAGCGCAGCGCAGCGCCGTCACAGACACCTCCACGCGCGCAGCGACGCGCCGAAGGTACTGTGACGGCCCGCTCTGGCCTGCGGTGCTGGCGAGCCCAAAAAACGCGCAGCCGGGGAAAATTTTTTTCGGGCCGTTTCGTTTCGCCCGAGCGGCAGAAAGGAGGGAACGCCATGCCGAACCCAACCAACAACAAGCTCGTCGACAGTAAGACCATCGCGGCCCTGTTCGACATGACGCCCCGCCGAGTGCAGCAGCTCACCAAGGAGGGCGTCATCACCGCGGTCAAGGAAGGCAACGCCAACCGCTACGACCTGCTGCCGACGATCCAGAGGTACATCCGATACCTGACGGCCAAGGCCAACGGCCGGGAGCCGTCGAAGAAGGATAGCGAGATCGAGGGCCGACGTCTGGAGGCTGAGGCTGACCTCAAGCGCAGCAAGGCAGACATCGCCGCCCTCCAGCTCAGTGAGCTCGAGGGCACCATGCACCGCAGCGAGGACGTCGAGGCTGTGATGACCGACCTCGTCTACAATATCAGGTCGATGCTCGTGGCCCTGCCGGGCCGTCTGGCCGTCGACGTCACCGGCGCAGCAACACCCGCCGAGGCGTCTGAGATCATCCGCACAGAGGTCTACAAGATCCTGACGGAGCTGGCCGGTTATAAATACGATCCCGAGGTGTACGCCCGGCGAGTAAGGGATCGGGAAGGCTGGAGCGAGCAGCTCGCCGATGACGCGGACGACTAAAAAAGCCGCCGCGAAGCTCAACACCGCCATCGCCGGAGCGGTCAAACGCTTCGCCCCGCCTGAGAGCCTGACCGTGGACGAGTGGGCCGACAAGCACCGTCGCCTCTCCCCGGAAAGCTCAGCCGAGGCCGGCCCGTGGCGTACCAAGCGCACCCCGTACCTCGAGGAGCCCATGCGGGCCTTTACGGATCCGAAGGTGCACAAAATAGTCATGGTGGCCGCCTCTCAGGTCGGCAAGTCTGAGCTCGAGCTCAACATCATCGGCTACATCATCGACCAAGACCCCGGCAGCATCCTCTACGTCCACCCGACCATCGACGACGCCCGGAAGTTCAGCCGCCTCCGCGTGGCCCCTATGATCCGCGACAGCAAGCCCCTGAAGGCGAAGGTGCACGACGTCAAAGCCAAGGACAGTGGCAACACAATCCTCCAGAAGTCGTTCCCGGGCGGGATGCTCACCCTGACCGGCTCCAACAGCGCCTCGGCTCTGGCCTCCACGCCTGCCCGCTATATCATCGGCGACGAGCGCGACCGCTGGGCGACCAGCGCCGGCACCGAGGGCGACCCGTGGGCGCTGGCCGAAGCACGTCAGGCCACATTCTACAACGCGAAGGCGGTCGAGGTCTCGACCCCGACCATCAAGGGCAACAGCAACATCGAGACGAGTTTTTACCAAGGCACGCAGGAACGCTGGTGCCACCGCTGCCCCGAGTGCGGGGAGTACAGCGAGATCGTGTTCGACAATATCCATTTCGACCCGGAGGTCAAGCGGATCCGCGGGAAAAAGTCGTGGAGCCTCAAGAGCGGCGTCTCGTGGAGCTGCCCGGCCTGCGGCTGCCTGATCCCCGAGGACGTCATGCGAAAGCAGCCGGCCAAGTGGATCGCCGACAACCCGGACGCCTACAAAAAAGGCGTCCGTTCTTTTTGGCTCAATGCCTTCTCGAGCCCGTGGACTCCGTGGGAGAAGATCGTCCTCAAGTTCCTCGACGCCAAGGATGACCCGCAGCGCCTCAAGGTCGTCTACAACACCCTGCTCGGCCAACTGTGGGAAGATCGCGGCGACCTCGAGGACGAGGACACCATGCTCGCCCGCCGCGAGGACTACGGCACCCGCCCGGACGGCACCCCTGTGGAGCTGCCTGACGGCGTGCTCGTGCTGACCTGCGGCGTCGACACTCAGGACAACCGCCTCGAATACGAGGTGGTCGGTCACGGGAAGTACGGCGAGACGTGGGGCATCGTCAAGGGCTACATCATGGGCCGACCAGACACCCCGGAGGTCTGGCAGCGGCTCGACGACGTGGTCGACCACGTCTACAAGTTCAAAAACGGCCGCGGTCTGAAGATCTCCAT